ACTCAGGCCATACTGGTCCATGATCCATGATCGCAGGAAATTCGACCACGTGCCATTGATCTGACTTCGGTTCTTTCTGGTTCGCTATAAGTTTACCTGTTAAATCTTTTGTCGACCATCTTGTCATTACAAGCACAATCTTACCACCTGGTTGTAAACGTTGTCGTGGTCCTGAAGTATACCACTCGTACGCCGACTCCATTGCAGTCTTGGACAGTGAATCTTGTTCCGAGTGCGGATCGTCTATGATGAGTAGATCAGCACCTCGTCCTGTAATAGCTCCACCTACACCAGCAGCAAAGTATTCTCCGCCATCGGATGTTTCCCAACGGCCCGCGGCTTTTGAATCTTCTTGGAGTTTCGTTTGAAAAATTTTTTGATACCTTTCGCTATCTATAAGGTTCTTGGACTTTCGACCAAATCTTACAGCAAGTTCAGCATTGTGTGTTGTTTGAATAATCTTTAATTTTGGATTACGGCCCACCATCCAGGATGGTAATAGGTAAGATGCAAATTCAGATTTAGTATGCCTAGGTGGCATATTTACAATAAGGCGGTTGATTTTTCCTTCCGCCAGGTCATTAAATTTTTCTGCGATATGTCTGTGGTGGGACCCCTCTACAAAATCTGGCCACATG